CTGTAGACAATAAGTTGTTCAGCCGGTGATACAGCAAACCAAAGAACACCAGACTTACTACCATAACCATAATCGCAAGCTCTAAACTTAACCCAATTAGTAGGTATCCTATAAGGCTCAACAATATGGATATTCCTATCAAACTCAGTAAAAGCAGCCCCTTCCTTAATATCCCAATCGCCATCAAGTAACTGCCTCCTCTGCTGTTCAGGGAGGGATAATAGCATTGCCTCATAATCCCCTTGCTCTGCAAGGTAAGGATTGTCTGATAATCGTGCAGGGATAAATCTCCTTTTAAATAATGATCTACCAGCTTTTGCATGTCCGGTGGGGTATCTAAGTACTTCTGTTGTCTCAATATCGGTGGCATCAAATTGGCTTCCATACGGTGCTGGGTCTATAAACATCTTCTTAACCCAATGATGACCTCTACCACCGGGGTTTGTTGTTGCTCTCATAAAAATTGGTAAGTCTTTTGCAACCGACCTCAATCTTGAACGCATATAGTTCCATGCATATGGTGTTGCCCATTGTGTCAATTCATCAAAGCCTATCCAACTAAAAGCTAAACCTTGATAACGTAACACATCGTCATCTCTATCTAAGTAAGACATCCACAACCTTGCACCTGATGGTGCTACCCACTGCATCTTTCTTTCTGACCATTTAATTCCCGGATATATTTTAGGATATATCTCTTGGGATTTAAACACTAACTCTCTTAATTCTTCAGTTGTGTGTCTTAGTAATAACCCACTAAATGACGGATGTGTCATATACCTTAATGGGTCTGCAAGCATGGCATAAGATTTACCACCCCCTGCTGAACCTCCATATAAAACCTCACGTTCTCCTGCAGCAAGAAACTCTGTCTGAGGTCCGTCATTTGGTTTAAATATAACATTGTGTCTTTGCTCAATAGGTAGTTCTGTTATATTTTCAACTTCTTGGACATTAGACTGAGGAGCTAACTTTTGCTCCGGTTCTTTCTTCTTCAATTTCTTTCGCCTTGGAGAGTGCCGCTTCTGCATACTCTGCCCACTTGCGTAAGCTTCTAGCTTGGTTCTTACGTCTTCTTTCATTCTGTAACCTCTTCCTTAGTCCTACGTGTGAAATGTATCTATTAGTTTTGACACTTAGCCAATTTGCTACTTGGCGAAATGAGTATTGTTTAACATAACCTCGTGCCATCTCTAGTTTGTCTAGTTCATCTGTTATAGGGTCTAATATGTCAGGGTCTTCTTTACTTTGTACATAACCAAAGGGTACTGTTCTAGCTATGCGTGGTATCTTAATCCACTGATCTTCTTCTTTTAAATCTGTAGGCTGAGGTAATTCCCACGTTCCTATACTTCTACTAGTCATCGTCTTTTTGTATATTTTTAACTGGCATTAGCATGACACCACCTGTAGACTCAACTTGCATCTTCTCAGTCTTAACTAAACCTGTTCTGTCTAACAACTCTTTTGCTGCAGTCATCTTTTCTCTCATGCCAAGTTCTGTAGGATCACTGATACCACTAACCATTGCAACAGCAGCTCTTGGAGCATTACGTGCCATGTACATCTGAGTAGCATCTAGAACCTCATCCTTGATGCCTCTGACGATGTCTGACGTAGAACTGGTAGGTGCATAGCCTGCAAGTAACTTCGCCTGTGTAACATCCCCATTTGCCTCATCAAACAGTACGTCTAAAAACTTCTGTTGTTTATCTGTTAGTTCTTTTGCCATTACTTTGCTCTTTTCTTTTTTACTACAGGAATCTTACCTGCTACTATTTTAGTAATAGGACTTTTTTTCTTTTTATTAACAAATGCAACAATCTGACTTTTTTTAAGACTAGGATACATCTTAGCTATAGCCGCAATCATTTTATTATCAGATGCTGACATTAGCTCTTCTTCTTTGTGTTATTTGTAGCATTAAGAACCATACCACCTGCACGATAGTCATTGCTACCTTTGTTATTTTTAGTACCCATACCACCACTCATCATTTTTTGTTTAGTAGACATGCCACCATAAGACATTTTCATTTTTTTAGTTGGTGTGCCACCATAGGACATTTCTGTTTTTTTAGTAGGCATACCTCCATAGGCTAACTTTGAAGCTTTTATTTGTGCCTGAGCAAGAGCTTTTGCTTCTGCTTTTGTGTAATCCGGGAATTGATTTAATATAAATTCTATTTCTTTAACGGTAACTTGGCTTTTTTTAGAGGGCATTATGTTGGTACTCCTAGTTTACTTATACGTGCTATAAGCCTATCTGCTCTCGCAGTTGTTTGCTTATACCATCTACTGTCTTGCATCTCATCTGCTGCACGTTGCCAATCATCATCTTTAACTGCAGCAATAAAATTCTTAAATTTAGATAGTCTTGGTCTGCCTAATTGAAAACACATGTTAGCTATTACTAATTGAGCTTCCTCTGGTAAATTGTTAAAGTCACCAAACAAAATTTTACAATCTTTTATTGTAATCTCAATGTCTCTAGAAAACCAATCATCCACTTGTTGATGTGGTATCTTTGTTCCTATAGCACCTGCATATACTTCTTCATCCCACTCAGTAATTAGGTGTCCTATACCCCCTGTTAAATGTCCAAGAGAACATCTGTATGTTTCATACTTAACACCTTCGTCTTCTGCTATCTCATCTTGCAGTTTAATTAGATTCATTTTTTGCCTATAATCTTCATAGCTTGACCAGCACCTTTAATTCCAAAAGATGCACTTATGGCTATGAATAAAAGATACTGATACCACTCAGGTAACGTATTTAATACTTCAAAGCCTACTCTTACGTATTCAGTCATGCTAGGTATAAAGACTAGTATAGCAGGTAATAATAGAACAATCAAGGCAAATTCATCTTTCCACGAATTATCTGTAGAGTCAGCCATAGACTGTTCCCATGCTACTTCTCCTGTGGCTACTTTCTCAGCTACAACTGCTTTAGCTCTAGCTTGTGCTACCTTAGCCTGTCCATCTGCTTTAACCTTTTCAACCTTACTGCTCATCCAACTAGATGCTAGATTTGCTATAGGTCCTATAAGAGCACCAAACATTGACTATCTCCCTTGTTTTTTACGTAACGCTTGTACATGTTTATGGTATAGCCAATTACCAATCTTTAGGAATGGTTTAGCTATGTCCAAGTATATCAAGTATGTGTTTAGTTTCATCTGTACCTCTTCGTTTTCTGTGCAATCTTTTTTGGCTGTTTAGATACTTGTTTACCTGCTGCATTTGCTTTACGCTTAGCAGCCGAACTGGCTGAGTATTCTGCACTAGATAAAGCTTTAATCGCTTTCGTAGGGAGATAACGCTCACCGGTAGCCTTTGACCCTTGTGTACTAGGCTTGCCACTCTTGGTTCTCCACTTCTGTTTTGTCCAATTAGCTAATGATTTTTGTGGTGCTTTCATAGGCTTCCTTAATCTCTTCTATTGTTCTATTGCATCCTATACAGATATTATCTTCTAACTTACAGATACCCACACAAGGGCTACTTGATTGCACTATATTACTTTACTAATAATTATGTCAGTTTTAATATGTCCATCTGCTTGTGCCCTATTAAAATATACTGTTCCCAGTAACGCTAAGAAGCCACCTACTATAGCTACTACAAAAAATATTGCTATAGCTTCACCTATCTGTCTTTTAAGCTTCTGTTGCTTATATATAGTAGCTTGTCTTTCCTTACGTATCTGACCTTCCATTTCTAGTAGCTCATCATAAGCCTGTGGTCCTTGTGTCATGTTTAGGTACATCTTTAGTTCATACCTTTGTTCTTCTAGTTTTTTCTTAGCAGCGTAGGCTTGTAGAGCTATTGTCTCAATACTACCTGCTCCAAATACCTTACCGAATATACCGGGGTTCTTAGCTTGCTTCTGTGCGTTGTCCACATCTGAAGCTGCTCCCATCCATCTACTTACATCTCCTGACATCTTCTCTAAGTCTCTGCCTACAGCAAAGCCTTGTTTGATTGCACTAAATGCTTTTGATGCTACACCGACTGCAAGGCTTATAGTTAATGGGTCCATTATTTTTTCCTTATAGGTTTGCAGTATGCAGTTATCTGTAAATTAGCTCCTTGCTTCTGTGGTATAGACGGTTGCCTATGTAGTCTTTCTGCAAAGTATAAGCATCTATCTATGTCTTTAAAAGTTTGCGTTTGATCTATGATTCTTAATCCCATCATAAACACAAGTACAAACTCAATCATTACCTTTTTCTGCTACAGTCTCTTCGTGACAGTCACAGGTACATTCCTCGCAGTCACATTCATAGCATGTACAAGTATCACACTTATCCACGGTATCCTCCACCTTTTGCTTTGTAGGCTTTGGCAACCATTTGTGCTTTTCTGGCTGACCATTGACCGGGAGAACCTCCCTTACCACC